ATTTGAAAGCCTATACATAAATCATTGTAAAACAATGCCTTACGCCTCTTGCTTATAAATTAATCGTAGTCATCAGAAGCAAATAGCAGCAGTTAGCCGTTTATCAATGGCACAAATATGGCACACATCAACACACATGCAAACCTCATAAAACGAGGAAAATAAAATGACACTTCACGACATTACCCGCCGTTTTTTTGCTATTGAAAGTCCTGAGTGTATTGTCGGCGATTAATTTCGCTTTCGTACGCCTTTTTGCAGTGATTTTTGTCGAAAAACACGGCATTTATGACGCGATACCAAACGCACCAGCGCTTTTTAGGCTTTTCCGCGAGGATTGCGCGGCGGTAAGTGCGGCTTGACAATGTTTCGTCTGCCGCTCCGCCGATTAGCGCATTAAATAACTGATCGATTGCCACGACCACATGGTAGCCCCAAATTTTAATTTTCTTTATCTGCATAGGTTTTGCTCCATCCGGTTGAATAATTATAGTTTAATGGCTCCGCTGACTGCTCCAATGCTAATTTGTGCTTTGTTGCAACTTGATGATTGTGCATCTTGGAATCTTTCAATTCTTTGAATAACGCTTTCATTTTTTCGTGGTCCATCATGACCACATCATTTTCATACGTCGTCCACGGCACCGTTTCATCACCCAACACATCAAACGCTGCTTTCAGCTCAATGACGTTCGCGCGCGCTTTGTCATCCGAATCGAACCACTTACCGATACTTTCCACATACACCCCGCCCGCAGTTTTTTCATCACGCAGTTGATTGATTTTGGCGCAAATTGTTTTACGCTGTTCCAGCAAAAGTGCGGTCTTATTTTTCTCTGAAATTATCCACTTGCCGTTTTTGAATTCATGCAAATGACTTGGCTGTGGTTCAACTAAAATTGGCTTGCCCTCACTGTCGGCAATAATTTGTTTACCGGCAGATTGTCCTTCAAGTAAAGTGCGGTAGGTTTGTTCGGTGATTTCTACTGCACCTTGCGGTACATAGCCACCATTTTCATCGTTATAGAAACCGTCTTTGTAGTACATTGTCATTATTTCCATCTCCCGATTGCGTAAAATTGTATACGTAAATTTCCCTGGTTAGGACTACCATGTTCATATTCGCGATAAAATACTGTGGCATGATTGGATTTAGTTAAAATGTTTACACCGCAATCATGTGCATCATTAACTTCTGTGGTAATAAATGGGATGACAATTGGCGTGTCGATAAATGCCTGGGCCCAGTTAAATGATTTTTCATCATTGAAATCTTTTAAGTCGTACTGATAGATAATGTAGCTTTGAATCATGGTCCCGTCTGGATACCTGCGGATTTCAAAATTGCCGATTTTTTGATATTGGAAATCATGTCGAAATACCACTCTTCCCAAATCTGTTGTATCAACGCGGACTTTTAATCCATCTGTTAACCATGACAGTGCAATATCGTGTGGGTTGCCTTCTTTGTAGATTGTACTATTTAATGATCTGCCGGTTGATGTTACTACATCACCAGCCGACCGGAATGTACCGTTATGCTCAAACTCCCAGTTTTTAAAAGCTCCGTTATCTTCGTTTAAATTTATAACGCCGCGTCCAAATTCACCATTCTCGTAATATCCGGTTTGCTTCGTCGTATATCCTATCGAAAAGACTGTTCCCCAGTCTCCTTTTGTTCTAACTTTGCCTTTTATAAAAGGATGAAATGTTGATTCGCGTGTATAACCTACCGCATCAACGAAAAATGGGGCTTGCATGTCAAATTGATTATGATAGCCGCCCGTGCCGTGGTGCTTAGTAATAATGTTTGGAACCGAAAGCTGGCCTGTCATTGTATCGCCGCTCTTTGACACACGCCGGTTTGCGTTATCATTAGCATTATTTGCGATATTTTCAGCAGAGTTTGCCGTATGTTGTGCATTATCTGCTGCGGTTTTCGCTTCAACGCCTTTGTCATAAGCCGTTTTAACCGCTTTTGATGTCGCTACAGTATCAGACGAGTTACTATTCACTTCATCAGATTTTTTGCTGTTCGGAATAACATCACCTAGAGTTCTTGTATTGGAATCAATAAGCTGCTTTAGCAAAAATGCGGTTTTAGGCGTTAATGCTAAATCCTCGCGCTGACTGTCGTAACCGGTATAAAGTTGAGTTAAGCCGTATTGGGTTAATGTCGCACGGGCAATTTCAGTTAGCGTAAAGCCCCAACGCACCCAATATTGCGAATTAGCTTCATTTGGTTGGTTGTTTTGGTTTGCTTTCAGTGCGCGATAGCTTAAGCCGTCAAACTGTACGCAAGAACCTTTATTGTAGTCTTGTGTAGCCGACCACTCCGGCAATCCGCGCTGCATTAAATAGGCGTGCTTTTCGTCCAGCCGTTTGAATAAAAAGTTAAACCACTCCATAGGTGGAATGCCTTGCGTTTGATCGAAAGTAATCCCCCAACCGCGCAATAAATCGGGGAAATTATCCACTTCGCCCTGTTTTGCAGATGACGCAAAAATGCTTTCGTCCGGTTTGTTGACTAATGCCATAAATGACCTCTTACACTAATTTGAAAATATATTGCACGCCAGCCTGGCGCGGCAAAATATCAAGATTATTGATTGCAAATTTTTTGAAATCGGATATGTTTTGGTTTGATACTGATACTGATACTGATACTGTCATGTCATAGTTATCGATGACGCGGCAGCCGTCCCCAAAAATAAACCGGCACGCCTCAATCATATTTGGTAGCGTGCCGGTTTGATAATTTTTCAAAATTCGGCATTTGATCATAAATCGATAATCCTCATCGGATAATCGCACCGAATCAGCCAGCGGGTCGCGTCTGCGATACCATTGCCCGCCCCCTCTTCTTAACTTGCTAAACCCTAGTGCTTGCGTAGACCCTCGGAAGCCGAAAAACTTCCGCATTTGATACCCGTTAATGATTCGCCCTTGTCCAACGTGCTTTCCAACGAGATCTAACTGATGACCTGTTGCTGTTTCAATATTTAACACGTCTTGCAACTGATACAAATCAACAAAGCCCTGGGCGATAATGCTTTCTATCAGCTTGATAGTGGCAACGGCTTTCGGCTTATTGCGATATTGCCAAATCAATAAATCAGCATAAGCCATTATTCCACCTCGATAGTAATATCTGACGCTAAAATACGAGCCAGTTCACGCGGCTGGACGGCCACATTTTCCGCTTTTAATGCCTGCCCTTTGCGTCCAATTTTCAGTTCTTTTACCCAGAATCCGCCCACCTGGTTAATTGGCGAGTAAAGACGCGATAACGATAAATTCTGCCCTATTTCAAACTTCTGGATAGATAATAGTCGCTTAATTTCTTCTTTATCCACTTCGGTAAAATCTTCATACCGCACACAGCGCATAGACACCTGCACATCAACCTGGACAACGCGATCAAAGCGTAATGTGCGACGCTCATTATTTATGGTCAAAGTCGTTTCTGTGCCACCTTGCAACCCTACGCCGGCGCCCTTGTTTTCGTAAATCACTTGCGCGATCTGATTATCTTCGCCACCATCAACAATAACGTTTAAAGAATGTGGCTCAACGCCGTTTTTGTCCCGTTGTTTTGTGTTGTTCTCTAACACTTTCACCTGTTTAACATCAGGCAAGGCGGCGATTTTTGATTGGATAGCGTCCGCCGAATTTTGCGCATTTTTGGTTCGACTAATGAAAAAACGTTCTCGTAATTGCTGATCGGTTTCTTCTTCCACGCCGATTTCCGCATTTTCAAGCGTTGTGGCCGCGTTAAGCCCAAGCGTCACAGTCTCAATCGTTAAATTTGTGTTCTTGGCAAGATTAAATGCGCCAAGTTCTTCACTGCGAAAATCCGCCCGCGCGGAACCGTTACTGTCTAACTGCACATTTGCATTCAAAACCCACCGCACTTTATGAGGGTCTGAAACGACAATGCCAGCATAAAGCTGTGTTAAGGGTTCACCGGTTAAAACTACCGAGCGCAGATAACTGTAACTTGCCGCGCGACGCATTAAACCGGCATAAGCTACGCGTTGTTCAAGCCATGCGCCGGTTGCTACGTCCGGATCTAATTGGCGATAGACATTCTCCGCCATTTCTTCAATATCCATCTTAATTTGCGACAATAGGCCAACCATCTGTCCGTCCGGTGTATCGGGCGAAAGGTCAATATTTTGACCGTAAATTTGCAGAAAGCCTTCTTCAAAGCGCGTAATAATGTCGCTTAATCGCTCAATCTGGATGCCGGTTTGAATCAGCTTCGCCATTATAATTTCCCCATAAAAAAACACCGCACTTTAAGCTGTATAGCGTGCGGTCTGTTGTTGCCCGTAAATGTCCTGATAATCAATGGATATTGTCAGTTTGCGCGAATCGGGTTCAAAATCTGCCTGATAATCGGTGATTTTTGACACTCCTTCCGTTTCCAATACATGCCGCTTTATTTTAATTTCCCAATCCGCCAGATTCACACCGCGCCCCATTTGTTCAAGCCACGGCAAGCCATGTTCCAGATCTAGAAACCAGTCATTGGCAAACGACCAAAGGCGGGTTTGTACATTCTGTGCGATAGCTTCAGATTCAGTGGCGTAGTTCGAAAAACCTTGCCCAAACGTCCAATCGTGATTTTTATCCAGCCGTCTTACTCTTGTTGTCATTGTGGTGTTCCTGTTGTTCCGCCGCTGTCGCCCCGGTGAGTATGTGACTTGCCGGAAATACCCGCCGCTTTTACGTCCGTATCGCTAATAATTTCGCCCGTCGAATGTAATTCGCCTTTTTGTTTTGTGTTACCGTCGTGTTCAATATTGCCTTTGATCTTGATTGAACCGTTCACAATGCGAATATACGTGCCACCGTCAAGGGTTTGCATGGATAAACCGCCGGTAAAAAATCCATTAATCGCTTTCGGCACCGAACAGACGCCCGGGATAAACATAGCATCAGACAAGTCATGCAGCCGAAAATCTAGTGGCAACGACGCACCGCCACTATGCCACCAGCCATCAATACAACGTTCGGAGAAAATAGCAATGCCTTCATCGCCAGCCTGTAGTGGGAACGTCACTGCAAAGCCCCCTCCGCGCGGGAAACTTACTGGCACATCAACCAACGGAGGAATGTCAGCGCCGCTTCCGTCTGCAAGTTGCATTTTAATTTGCACCGCAAGGGTAACTGTCTGTTTTGCAGGATCGAAGCTGACCACTTTAGCCGGTAAAGCGGTGTGTAAGTTCAGCCTATCTTGCTGGATTTGCTGATCTGTCGCCGTTTCTGGGGTAGCAAGCGATTGGTCATAACTCATTTTTTATCCTTTTTACTGTCTTTCTTCGGTTTTTCCACTTTTTTGAACTTGCCGTCAATCACGGTGAGTTTGCTTTTCCAATCTCCGCCAATACCATCTCCACTGTGCGCAAGCTTCACGATTTTATATTCGCCGTTGAAATACTCTAAGATTGATTCCACCTGGACTAACCCACCTATTTGCAATGCAGGATTAAGCAAACAGGTTAATTCAAGCCCATCATCGGTTTGCTCCGGTGCGTTAATCATGCCTGTTTCCTGCGACAACAAAACGGCGTCATCACTCAACACCTTGTCTTTCGGCAAAAAAACCAAAGAACCGTCCTGAATAGACCAATTCGCCCCATTATTACGCGCGATCTTGGTGAGAATATCCCGGCTGTTGCCGTTTAATACACGCCCGCGAGGAAGTTTACGCTGATTCGGAATGTCTATTGCGCCCGTCCGCACTTTTGGCATGGTTTTCTGTAATTCTTGAACAATTTGCTCATCTGTTGCACCCGCTTTAAGTGTCGTTGTTGCCCGAGATTTCGTATAGGCTTGATGTCCGTCCGCACATTCTAGCGTTAACACGAAATCCAAGCCATGACGTAATACACGTGCTTTTGTAATATCACCGGAATAAATCTGGCGCAATTCGCCATAACCAACCGATAAAGCCACTTTTTTGAAGGCACCACTTAAAAGTTGATTGAGGTGATCTCGATTTAAATTCCAGACTTGGATTTTTGCCGGGTTTGGCTTCTCGTTGATAGTCTTATCAATTTCAAATGCCACCCGCAATTGTTCGATGCTCAACGTTTCCTGATCGTTGCTTATGTCAAGTTTCCATCGTCGCCCGAATTGCTTCATGCATCCCCCTTAAAGTTATTTTATAACTTCAATCAAAACATTAGCTAACGGTGTGATACATAAAGCAAACAATCCAAGGGCAACAATAACAATAGAAAACGCGATTGCACCGCGCAGAATAGAATTGCATTTGTTTCCATTTATAACCCCTCTTTTAAGTGGATTTTTAACTTAGTTTTGCTATACTTACTCAAAATTTGTTCCTTCTTTATTGGGAAAGTTGGAATGAAAAACCCCGATAGTTACCAGCTATCGGGGTTTGTTTTATTCTAAAGTGCGGTCGTTTTTACGATGACTTTTCACCTATATACAAAAAACAACGAGTGCCTAAATCCGATATTTCCATCGGATCTAACTCTGCACCGCTCTCATCTTCAAGGAAGAAAAAATAAGGCTGCGTACTGCGGACAAGTAACGGAACGCCGCAAGCAAGCGCTTGACCTGTGCAAATTTGTTTTTGATTCACCGGCTGAAATACATCCATTGCCCAAAAACGCCCCACACTGTTAAATCGAAGCGTGAGGCGAATCTTGGTTCCGTTAAACTCGAACGTTTGTTCTTGGTGTGGTGATTGTGTTACGGGAATTTGTTGCATTATCATCTAAACCACCCTAAGAAAAGATATTCAAGAGCGCTGATTTTTTTTTCGGCTCTTTTGCGACAGGCTGTGTATTGCCTTGTTGCGTTTTTGCGGCGGATTGCGAACCCGCCCGACCACTTTTCTTATTGCCTGCCGTCGTAGTCTTCCCGCTTTTCGTTGTTGCGGTGTTCACAACAAAGATTTCTCGCGCGGTGATCGTGAATGTGGCGCTACCATCTTGCGCCTGCGAAACCGCCACAGATTGGATTAGCATATCTTTGTACAAGTGGATGCCGGTCTGAATCTCGATGGTTTCGCCCGATTTCTGACAAGCGACTAAATCTGCATAGCACTTCTGCACCCGACTATCACCTAATGAGTTACCTAATAAATGCATCACAGAAAAATCAGGTAACCAAGGAGCAAGTTTTCGTGCTTGACCTGTAGCATTAAGACCTGGACTAGCAGCGATAGTCACAATACGCGCTACTTTTGCAATAGTCTGTACGGTCTGCGTAACCACTTTGCGGGGCAATGGTAAATTATTTAAGAAGTCTATTCCCCCTCTGATATTACCGATATAACCTGCATTCAAACCAAAAGCACCGTGATCTTGATCGACCATAATACCATTGATTGTCACCTGTTTAGGTTGAATCACTGCATGATCGGCAATCTCCGCACCTGACTCAATAGGATTTTCGGTAATGGAGAGATCAGATTGATGATCTTCGATTGTCACTACATCAAATTTAATCGTTCCAATTGACCGGTTAGAGACCTGTGCAAAATTAAACATTGATTACCCCACAATAGGCGAAAGTTGATTACTAATTGCACGAGCAGACTGATCCGCAACGATCTTAGGATTGTCCGCGCCTTGAATGTTTTGTGTGATGGTGATCTTGTTATTACTGTTTTTGATACTGTTATCCGCGTTTGATGTCCCCTGCCCCAATCCGGCGGCTGCCACTTGCGGGGCTGTCGCATAGTAATTCGGGTCAAACATCATTGCATCATAGGCTTTTGTGTTCTCACTCACTTTGCCAGTTCCGCTAGAACCAAACCAATCTTTCACCGTATCAATAATCGGACCAATGTATTCATCGTAATAACCCTTTACCCAATCGAAGGCTGACTGGAACGGTTTTTTAATCCAATCGGTGACTTTAGCGAAGCCCTTTTCAATCACATCAAGATCTAACTGTTGACCAGTGAATAAATTCCACAAACCAACCACTAATGCCAAGCCGAGCTTAAAAGGCAGCTCAATCATATTGGTAACCAGTGATAGTGTTGAACCAATAGGATCTACAGTGAAATTATCGATAAAGTTTTGCCATGTGGTTTTTACCCACAAAAGCGCGGATTTAAAAGGTTTCCAAAACTCACCCAAGGCTGTTTCATTACCCTCTAAATATCCAATAAAATCATCAACCAACAAAAAGACGGCTGAAATCGCTGCCAAAACAAGCGTAATAGGATTGGTAGCAAACGCTAAAATCATGCGACGACTTAACCAAAGCAACGCCGCGCCCAGGGTATAAATCACAGTACGCCAGCCGATGGTATTTGACACCACATTATCAATTGCCCCAGCTAACTCAAACAAGAATGAAAACACCCTGCCGAAGCCGTTCAAAATGGCTTTAATCAAATCATTGTTTTCTGAAAACCATTTTGTAAAGCGCTCAATAATGCGAGAAATCGCGGGCGCAATGCGTAACGACAGGTATTCCCCCATTGCTGTAAAAACTTGCGTGAGCTGCGTCATATTGTCTTTAAATGCCGCCGCCGTTTTCGCGTTTTCCGCATTGCCTACACCGAGCGTTAACTTGTCAGCAAGTTCGATTTGCTCGCGAAGTTCATCATTACCAAGACGCAAAAGCTGGATCATTGAACCATCAATGCCAAGCTTGGCAAGCATAGCAATCTGCTCCTGCTCGCCCATTTTTTTCATCTTGTCAGAGATTTCGCCAAGTATTTCACTCGACGTTTTCACATCTCCGTTGGCTTTTTTAGCGCTTAATCCATACTGCTCAAAATACTTGGCACCGCGACCAATTCCCGCCGCCGCTTCACCGATAGTGCGTGACAACCCTTCAATTGACGCCTGCACTGCCTGTGAAGAAGATCCGTTAACTTCGGCAACTTTACCAAGTTTGTAGATCTGGTCTGCTGCTTCGCCTGTTACCGCCGAAAGCTGTTTAATTTCATTCAGGGCATCAAGGTTATTATCGACAAAGTTTTTTACTCCGATGGTTGCCGCATAAAACGCCGCACCAAACGCCACAAATTTCAATGTGGTTTTACTGATACTGATGCCGAGCAGTTCGAATTTTTGAATCAGCCCATCAGCACCGTATTTGGTCGCCCAAAGGGCTATCATCTTATCGGCTAAATTACCGGCACTTTGCGCATTGTCTTTTTGTGCTTCAGTGTTTTCTTGAGTACTTTTGGTGTCGTGTTCGGTGGTTTTTTGCTTTTTCTCGATAGCGTCTTTGAGTTTTACAATAACCTTTTCGACATCCTCCGAGCTCAATCCAAGGGAAACCAAACCTTGTTCAAGCTCTTGTGCATTGGTGGTGAAATCCTCCCCAAAACCAGATAACAGCTCGTCACTTTCAAGGATTTTCTGAACCCATGCGTCAAGTGCTTCATCTTGCGATAAATCCTTGGTCTTCTCCTGTAAATCGTCTAACGACTTAAAAAATTCGGAGAATTCAGGCATTTCCTTTGCTTGCTCAACGGCTTCTTTTGCAACATCTTCAATTGCTTTTGCAAAATCACCTAGTTGTTCGGCAGCACCATTCGCCCCTTGCTCAAGCGTATTAAGCAATTGTTCAAATTGCTGCATAGCCTGACTGTCAGCGTCGAAGCCGATTTTAATAAGTAGTTCATTGAGTAGCATTGGATTGTTCCATTTGGTTTAGCTCCACAATCACTTCATGAAAAGACAAAAGGTCGGCTAAAGAATATACCGACCTTAATTCATGCAGCGTACAGAAGCGCTTAACAATAGGTGTAAAAATAAACCAATCAACCTTTGAATCAGACCGGCTTACTGTGTTTGATTCAGATTTGCAAGCATAGAACTCAGCAATCCGCCCCCACCGATAAAAAAATCGGCTAATTGATACACCAAACCTTCTTTCAGTACGGGTAATAAATGCCCGCGATGTTGATTGAAATGCGCATCAAAACGTTCTGATAAGCGGTATTGCTTTCCGTCCTGCTCGCAGGAGGTGTGTTTCAAGACAATATCTTCCAAGGCTTTAATGCTTGGATCGCCTAAATTGGCAAGAATTGCCGTCAACATATTAGCGCCGACATTATTGCCTTTTTCCTTGCCGATATTTGATAAGTCAACGTGTTGCACCAATTTCAGCGCATTTTTTAATGCGGCCCATGACGCCGTCGCATTTGCCGGTGTCATGTTATAGGTGATGTCTTCAAGCGTAAATTGTTTGCTTTGTTCCATTATTGAACACCTTTTTCAAGATTCATCGTCATTTTTTCGAACACAATGGTCCATGTGGTCGCATTATGCCCGTTACCGCGCATATAAGGCGCGGGCGTAGTGAAATAGCCTTTGGTTCCCGTTACCACGTCATCGTTGATTAAGTCGCGGATAGCGAGGGTAATAGGCAAAAAGGTCCTAATGCTTGTTTTTTGCTGATTAAACAACTTGGATAGATAAGCGTTATCTTCAGAATGTTGTTTGATTTTCAACATCAGTTTGCCTGACTGGTCTGGATTGGCGATAAAAACACCCGTACCATTTGCGCCAATAACCATTTGTCCAGCGTCAACCTGATTTGTGGCGTTAATAACATCTGCTCCGTCTGCCCAGTCGCTGATTTCTTTGCCGTCTAATAACACGACAACTTGTTTTTGATCGAAAACTGCCATGGTTTTTCCTTATTAAAAAATAAAGCCAGGAATAGTCCTGGCTTTGGGGTTATCGGTTATAGTTTACAATCACATCGCTTGAATGGATTGCACCGGCTAATTTCACCGCAGTTTGAATCGGTGTTGCGCGACGGGCTTGTCGGTCGCTGTCAGATAACGTATCCATTGGCGCCGCCCAGACATAAAACCCTTTGTCTAAGTAATCACCGGTAGATAAATTACCAAACCCTGCCCCTGTCCATTTACCCGGTGCGAATGCGCCGTTGTTGATGCCTTCAAGACAAACCTTTTCAACCGCCGCAATTAAAATCGCCTGCCCCTTATCTGTCAATGGGATTTTAGTCGGTGATTTGTAAAGGCGGGCGAATACTTCTTTTTGCACCGCGTCAACAAACCAATCTAAGATCACGATTTCATCAGCAAATTTACCGCCAATAACCGTACCTTCCGCAATCATCGCCACATCATCAAAATAGGTATAAACGTTGATTCCAAGGCGCTTAGCTTTGGCAAATTCTGTCGCGGTGATTTCGTCCGCCGTGATGGTCGGCTGCTGCTTGAATTTTAGCGTCAAGGTTGAATTGTTTGCGGCAAAGTTGGTTGATAACAAACGGGCTAAAGCCGAAGATACCGGGTACATATCGTTTTTATCAAACATCGCTAAGGTGTGATCTAAGCCCGCATCATACAATTTCTTGTAAATGTTATCGGCAGACCATTCAATTTGTTCGGCGCGTATCACGTTTGCCCCGAATAGTTTTGTGTTGGCTTGGGCGTATTTCGCCGCTGCTTCCACTTCACTATCGGTTAATTGCGCTGCCACGGTGAAGCCGTACCAAGTGTTATTTACTTCCGCAACGTTAAACAACGCTTCGCCCAAGGTTTCTTTTTTCAGGGATACGGAATTTTTACCGACTTTACGGCTCGCTTGCCCGTTTTCTAACTTAAGCAATGCGCCGATATATTCACCTTCTCCACCTTCATCAATGGCGTAATCAATTTCGGTTTTTTTATCTTCGCCGGCTACATTTGCGCTGACAATAAAGCGATTGCCGGTTTCGTCATAAGCAATCGACACGGCAACAGAAAGTGTGGTCAATTTTTCCTGAATTTTTGTGGCTACCGCATTAAAATCAGCAAGGCGTGCAAAAGACAACCCATCAACTTTTTTAACGTCACCACCAATAGTTAACGAAAAACGACCATTAACAACAGATTTAAAGCGCTCCAAATCGTCTGATAATGTCGCACCGCTCAACGTGTTTTTGGTTGCTTCGATGGTTGAAGCTGATTTTTGCCAACGAGCGACGATTAGTTGTTTAGCGCGTGGGCTTTGCGCAAAAAACGGTTGCGCCGCTTTTGCTGTTTCTGAATTGGTGCCGAATAACTGTTCGACATCGCGTTGATTTTCAACATATACATAACGCGTCTTCTCGTCGGCGAATGCCTGCCCCGCTTCCGGCGTAAACAACGCGACAATGCCGAATGATTTTCGTGCAGCAGATTTCGGCACCGTGTTTAACTGTACATTGACAATATGCGAAATAGATAATGCCATAAGGCTATTCTCCTATTTGTTGAGTTAAATGATTTGTTCGTTGCTCTACGCGCTTAATCGGATCAAGCGGCGTATCGACGATATGATGATGACTGAACACCGCGTCAAACTGCCCGCGCTCTTCATAATCGGAGCCGATGGTTGCCGTGAGGTTGCGCACATCGGAGAAGCTCACAATGCCGACATTCATTGTTTTTAAGGCTTGCAGTATCACAGAACTTTGCAAGATGGCCTTCAGCTTGTAACACTGTGCCATGGCATTTGTGCCAAAGCAGGAAAAACTTACCGTGTTTTGCATTGACATGGTGATCCTCTCACGCTTGCCGTCGAAATCCCGCCTTGCGATACCCGTTTCACTGCTCATCAGTACATCTACGGTAATAAATGCACTTAACGGATTTTCAGGCAACCACCCACCAATCACCACACCATCAGGTAACTGTAAAGCCTGTTGAATCAACTTTCGCAGTCTGACTATGTCGAACCCCGATATTGTTGTAGTATCCATAATCTCCCCAGTTTGCTGCGGTTTTGATTTTGTAGGTTTGCCCCCGATAGTCCACCAGGTCACCGATATTGAGCTGCTGTTGCGTGTAAACTTTAATAGACGGCAAATAGCGCTCACCTTCCGGCAATAGCAAAACATCGTTAGGCGATGTAGGAATTACAATCGCGGTGATTTGTTGCTTTTCATACCTCACATCAAAGCCACTTGCAGAATGCGATCCTGATTGCTTTTGAACAGTGATTTGCTGACGAAATCGGCTATTTAAAAAGCGCCCCGATTGATTAATTAGGCTCATTTGACAATACCCCTCACAGATTGGCGCATTTTGCCTGTGTCAATTAAAGGCTTGCTTGACTTCTTGCGTCTAATGGTTGATTTGGCGTTTGCTACCCATTCACCCTTGACGATATTCATCTGCACATCACCTTGCGCCATAACGGACAATCGTTCATAGATTTGCGCAGCAGGTACACCCTGATCGAACCATTGGATAAAAAGTGCGGTATATTTTTCCTGATTTTCCTCAAGCGTCTGGCGCAGGAAAGGACGGGCAGGAATATGTTCGTTACCGAACTCCAACACCGCCGCTAAGGAAGCGAGATTAAAGTTTTCACTCCCTTTTACCTTCTCATCAAACTCTGCGGGGAACCCCACATAAACCGCCTTTTCTTTTAGCGACTTCATCTGCTCAATCAGTTGTTTCGCCGCGCTGAAATTAGCCGTTACAGTTACCGCCATTTAAGCCACCATAACGCCTACACCAATCAATCTACGCAAGCGCAAATACTCTTGCCCATACGCCGTAAGCTGATAAAAATCATCAGAACCATTTGCGGAAATTGGTGCCGTATAACTCACCGACAATTCGCCCGCACTTTCGCTTGCGAGATTACGGTTTGCGGCACCTCCGCTAATTTCTGCGTCCGCACTAAGTTTGAGCAAATGCGCGGTTAATGCCATTACACCGCGATCGTATAATTTACCCCACTGAACTTTGCTTACTTCCGCCTGTGCGTCAGAAAGAAAAAGACCGATACGTTTTGCATCGGTCTTTCCAAATTCAGTATAGCGCAATAAAAAATCTTCGGTTAATGGCATAACTCACCCCTTAGTAGTCGACATAAAGCGCTGAATCAGGCTCCATGAATGTTACACCACCAAATGCCATACGCAAACCTGATTCAAAGGCTAATAAGCCCTTAGGCTGTGCGTCTAATACAGTTGGCGACATCGGCACGTCAAAGATAACGTGTTCTTTGCTGTTGACGTAAACCATCGCGCGAGTTTTACCGTCTGTTACGCGAGTACCGTAATTGGATGGTAGCGCTTTAATCGCAACTTGACGACCGGCTGCCGCAGAAAGATGTTTAGTTAAAAACTCTAACGCGGTAGTGTCGGTGTTTGCGCGTTGCACCAATGCCAAGTGAGCCAAATCAAGGCTATCAATGGCGAAAGTGTTCGGCGCTTCAATGCGTTTGGTTTTCTCCATGCCTTTAAGGAAAATTTCTTTGAAGAAAGCCACGGCTTTATCAAAGTCCATTGCCTGAACTTTGGTGTTTTGTGCAGCACCTTTGATCGCATACACTTCCACAGATTTGTTGTTCAGCAAACCGGTTAAACGGGAATCTTTGGCATGACCCAAGAACGCGACTTTTTGCAAAGTTTGTTGTGCATTTTTATTTAATGCCATGATTTTTGCGGTGTTCAGCGCTAAGCCCAATAATTTACCTTGCTCAAGCTCAGGTTTAGTCCATGTTACGGATTTCGCCCACGGTACAATGTAAGAGCGGGTCGGCGTAAAGCCTACTTCCACTTGATCAAGGGTGCTTGTGCCTACGGTAATCAAACCATCGTCAAGGGAACCGTGTTCATCGGCGCCATAATGCAGTTTTTCGGTAATGCCTACCGCAGTTTGCTGATCTACATAAACAAATTGCGGGAAGACGATTTCAGGATATTTTGTTTCTGCAATATCCTTACTTACGGCGGTTAAGCCATTTTTTACATAAGCCAATAATGACATTGGATCACTCCTTAAAGTTTGGTAATTAACGCTAATTGACCTTTAACATCAATTACGTTGTAATCAGTTGCGATCGCGTTGGTTGCGTCCGCTTTGCCTTGGATTGTGCCTGATTTTTTATTGCCATTTTCTACGGCTATAGCATAAACCTTGTCGCAGCGAGCAACGGTTTCACCATCTGCCACAATCACCCAAATTGCGTCGGCAGGCGCAATATGCATGACATCTACCAACTCACCTTCCTTCCATTCGTCTTGGATTCGGCTTGCCAAAACTACACCGGCGATAACGTCAGTTTTTGCTGCTAAGGCTTTTACACCACCGGCAGCATTTAACGCGACGAATAACCCTGCTTTTAATGCGCCACCAGAAACCATTTCGGCACTTGTTTTTGCACTGGCAAGGTTGCCCTTACCTAACTCACCCGCACGCGCAGGCGCTTGTTCATAAGCGTAACTCATTTAGTCACCCTCCTTAACTGTTGTAATTTTTATTGAAGTCAATCGTTGGCGCAGCTTTATTTGGCGCAGCGTCACCAAGCAAAATACTACCAAGTGATTTGCGTTCATCAGCCAATTTCGCCACAACCGCTTTTGCAGTTTGATATGCGCCGGAAATCTCCGCATCGGATAACTTAGCAGCTTCGTCTTTCGTGAAAATGCCTTGGGCCACTACCGCACTTTCTTGAATTTCACGAACGGTTGCGTTATCAGCGAACTTCACATCTTTGAAAACGGTTTGAGCGTCAGCTAATAAGGCAGCTTTTTTCGCGTCTGCTTCCTGTTTCGCTTGTGCGTCTTTCAACTGTTGAATTTCAGCGTCTTTTGCCGCTAATTTTTTTTCGTATTCTTCTTTGTCCACGTTGTCTTCCTTTTCTTTTTTCGGATCGGATTCATCGTTTTTAGGCTCAGTCGGCTTTTTCTCCCCTTCCGGTTTGCCTTCACCATCCTTGCCTTTTTTTTCTTCATCTTCATCTTCGATTTGTTTTTTCTGCTCGTCCGATAACTTAATACCGAACGCACCTAAAAACGCATCGAGGAATTTTGCGGTTTTACCCATAATGGTTTTATCCTCATCGGCAAGTTTTACACCTCCACCGCAACGACCCTTTGCCACAATCGCTACGTGGTTGCCGATCATCGGCGACATCTCAAAATCTGCATCTTGTACGGTTGACAGCTTAATATCGCAGTCATAGCCGCAAGACAATTGCTCAACGCCTTGTTCCTGCACGGTTTTAATCGCGTTTTCGTCATAAATCCACGCTTCCGCTGTCAGTTCATCACCAACGCGCTTCACATTGCGCACCACACCAACTGAAAGTTGTTTCCAGTTTTTGGCATTTACGCCGTCTTCCGGGTGTCCGATAGTCAGCGTGGCATTTTCAAAACTCTTAATGGTTTCGTCACCAAACAAAGATTTCTCCGTTCGGGCGACTTTCTTAATACCTTCTTCTTCCAAGCCGAGTTCGGTTGCCAGATAGTCAAACACGCCAACCTTGGAAATGGTTGCCGGCACAACTAAGAAACCGTCCTTGGTGATGGTACGCTGCGTTTTTGCCTGCGCTGTTTTATCTGTGAATTTCATTATTTACCCCAATAAAAAACCGCCTACATTGCTGTAAGCGGTTAGTTAATTTGAAACGGAAAGCTCAATTGCTCCATTTGCGTTAAACGCACCACAATTTCTTGATAGGTATATTTTTCCATTTTTCGCTTTTGCAGTGCGCGAGCTGCTTCACTACCTCGTTTTTTAGATTCACTCTCGTTTTCTTCCAGAACCTCTCGTTGCTGTCTAATATCTTCCTACTTAGCAATACCAAGCTTCCAATAATCCCAAAGTACTTCGTACCAATCTTTTTGATATTCAATGAGTTTAGCCTTGATTTCAGGCTTCACGCGAGAAGGATTGACACCAAATAACCAACCTTTTACACTACTTATCCACCTGATTATGATGGATTGATTTCGCGAACAATTCAGCTCTTGTTGATAGATTCATTATCAGTTTCTCATAAATCGAATAGCGTCACTTTCCGAAATAACCTTGAAATCACTAAAACCACTTTCAAGTAAGCGCTCAGCCCATGAAATACCTCGTGAGGAATCCCACTCTAATTTTTTTGGCTCAAATACCGAAAAAGATAATAAATCAGAAGGGTTTCCTCTGATAAGTTTCTGTCGATTCTCGCCAATGTTTGCTAAGTAATATTGAAAACTCATTTTTTATCCTCAATAAGTTCAATACCTTTTGGTACCTTAATTTTACTACTTAGCTTACGCATTTCAAGCAATAACTTCTCTTTTTCGTGGAATGGCGTTTTTGGATTTCTAAATTGCTTATAGATTTTATGCAATAAACCATTTTTTAAGTCAAAACTCTGCTGTGTATGGTATTGCATTTCAAAAACATCACCATCTTCATTTTGGATAAATGTATTAACGCCTGTATATGCGCTATCATTTTTCCAAGTGTTTTTGACTATGATAGTTTTATACCCCTTGATCGCCAACAAATACTGCATTGCTTTATAGCGAGTAACAAAATCCCCTTCCTTGAAAACTGTCGTGTACCGAATGGCATCACCAATTTTATTCAGTGACAGCGACTTGGAAAATCCATCTGCAACCTCAGCTTCAATTTTTCTCTTTATTGAAGGCGCAGTTTTTAGACGATTTTCTAATCCGACAAGTTTACCACCTGCTTTTATGGTGATATTGTTAATATCTGCCGTAATTGTCTGTTCTATTTTCTTTGATTTTTCAACAAGTTTATCAATCGAAAGCGTCAAATTCTCTTTTACCGGTTCCGATAGTGTCTCTTGCGCTTTAGCTTTCGACTGCGCCTCGTCGAACACCGGAATTGCCACGCACCGGCAGTTGCTTACAAATACCGAATTTATGTTATAATAACCAGAAACAGTTTGGAGGTTATAAATATGACAAGACGCTTGAGTGACGACCTTATTAACCACGCGGCGAAACTCTATGCCCAAGGATTGAGCGTTGCCAAAGTTAGCACTATTATTGGTTGTAACCAAGAGACGCTTAGAAAGCGTTTCAAAGCTATCGGTGTAACGGTGTCCAAAATTGGGCGCTACCAAGGACATAATGCGATCTCTTTGCCAGTTGATGAAATCCTTGCCATGTATGAGAGCGGCACAAGCGAAAATATGATTGCTAAACATTTCAACGTCTCTCGAAATGTTATTCGCAGGTATTTGCTTTCCAATAATGCCAATATTCGCACCCAATCCGAGGCAGAAAAGCTCAAGTGGAGTCAAATGAGCGACGAGCAAAGAACAAAGCAAGTTGAATCTGCTCATAAAGCTGCTACCGGTCGAACCAGAAGCACACTTGAGAAGATCAAAATGGCTATCAGTAGAGAACAAAGCCTTGCAAATTACCATATCGGCATTGGTGAACCCGAGTTCAGGCAATTTCTTGATAAACAAGGCATTCAATACATCTATCAAAAAGCTGTCGATGGATATAATCTCGATTTCGCTATCGGAAAAGTCGCCGTGGAACTTACCGCTTTTACTGGAAGATATAGAAGTTCTAACGCCATTCAGAAGCAAAGAATTAAAAACTTGTTCAATCGTGGGTATCAAGTTCTTGCCGTTGAGTTTGACTGTGTCGAAAGTTTGCTTAATTTCGCAAGCGAGATAATCACCCACGTTAACCGAATCAATAGATTTAATTCCATTACTCGTCAATATTGGGTGATTAGGTGTCGCAAGCAAGACTGTACCGTTATCCGTAACGAGCTCGGTCAATTTACCGCTATACCATCTGCGGTAGAGTTTCTCAGGACGTGGAAGACCTTTAAGTTCTGATTGACCAGGAAAACAATTAAAATCATGACCCGGATTGCCAACCTCAGGAGGTTTGTCATAACTAAACACTTTACCGTCTAATTCCTCATGACTATCCCGCACGCGCTCATCACCCGCCGTACTCCACATATATTTTTTAACACCTAAATCTTCATGGCGTGCCTGCGTCAATGCGGCGTTAAGTTTTGAAGATTGGTCGCGGGCGATAAATGCAGCGCGCTTTTCGGTTTTTTGCCCAATGGCCTTAATTTGCGCAGCTAAATCTTTGTTTAAAGAGCCGCTAACCATTGCTCTAGTAACCGCACTTTTAACCTTATCCAAATATTGTGAGCTTATATTGGTTATCAGTTGAACATTATCAATCGTCAACGCATTGACTTTCTCGGCAATGTTCGGGCTATTGCGCAAATATCCCGCCAAATCCACGCCTGTTTGATTTTTCAGGTTGGTTGATACTTCCGCCTGGTTTTGTGCGTCGCCACGACTAACAAAACCCTGTGCTATATTTTCAGCCTGTGAAGTGCGGTCGGTTTTTTCGTACTTTTCCAAATATGCCAACAAGGCTTTCGCACTAATCGCCTTAAATCCCTCGGCGTCGTCCATAAAAAAAGAGCCTTGCGGTTGCTGCAAAGCTCTTTCTATGTCGTCCGTCATGGTTTTGACGAATTGTTTAAGCTGTTGTCTATACCAAAGTTCGGTTCGTTTACTGGTCTTCACTGTTCTGAACTTGCGCGCCTTCCATTTTTTCTGGCTCTTCAAAATTTCCGGCAAATTCATCAGCATTTTTCAGTTCCTCGATGTGTTCGGCGGAGATATTAGCAAACAAGCCACTTTCGCGCAATTCGTTGGCTATTTGATATTCGTTAAGCACGCCGTTTTGAATCAACGTATTCGCGGCAGTGGCGAATGTGTTTAGCATATTGATTTGCTGCTCCTGTTTCACCGTAGTTAACGGCACGAACTCAAACCACCAGTCGGCAGGAAGCCCACCGAACAGCTCATTACAAATCAGCGGGTCGATAATCTCAAAGATTGGACGTAATCGAGTTTCCTGTAAGCGACGAATGGCTTCGTGGTAGTTTTGAATATCTTCGTCGCCGCTTGCCAACCCTGAAACGGACTGACCGAATAAAATCGTTACCGGCATATCCGCTGCACCCGCTACCGCATTACGAAATTCGGTGAGCAGGTCTTTTAAGCCCGTAAAAGTCAGTTCTTTCCGGTCGTACTCGTTTTCGGCGTCAAGTAACAGGCTATTCGTCGCAGATTTAATCTCTTGCACCGCAGAAATGACACTTGCCACTTCGTTTTCCATGCCGGCGGCGATTTTGTCCGACAGCCCCGCAATTTTGAATATGTCAATTTTGCTTTCAAAAATCAGATCGCCCACGTTCACTGAAGCGCTATCAAACCGCTTCAGTACATCGATAATTTTTTCCAGGTCGGACACGCCCCAAATATCGTTATCCGATAACGGCGCGTCATTGGCGTTAAGGATAATTAATCTGGAGTGATGGACGGTGATTGATTGACTGCCGCCAAGGATTGAATATTCACTGTATCGGCCGAAATTAGGCGAAAGCACATCATCGTCTTTAGTGCCGGTCGGGCTGATTTTCCACTTCGGCAAAATAATCAGTCGTTTTAGACGTTCGGTCGGTTTTAACGGCGCGCTAGTGTTTTGCGAATCAGTTACAACCAACAAACCAACGGAACCGTAAAGGCTTGACCATTGAAGCGCTTTAGTAAGTGTTTCGCGCAATTTGAGTGAGCGCTCAAATTTTGTGAATAAATCTAACTGTTTTGAATTTAAGTCGTTTGAATAAATCTCGCGCCAGTTACGCACCATGTCTTCCGGGCGCTTAATGCAAACTTTATTAGCAATCCAGTTATCACGCCAAAGGGCTTCTAATTGCACCAGATCGTCAGTCAAACTCAAGCTAGGCGAATAATACGTCTGCTCTTGCTTACTTCCCAGTTTCAGCGCAAGCGATTTAATGCCGTCAAAAAATTTCATGTTATAAATCCAGTAGTGATTTTGGTTTACCTAAAATATCCGAGATCGCCATAACTAAAGCATCCACTTGGTCATCATGAGCGTGGCTATCTGTTGCGGTAAAGGCTTCACATTCATTAATAAAATCAGCTATCCAAGGCGCGCTTTCAGGCAGCATGACATAACCGCTTTCAATGTAGCCCTGAACACCAAGCACGCGCGTATATTTGTCGGCATCAACTTGAATTGGCGTTATCGGAATTTGATTATTGCGGCGTATAGTTTGAATCAAGCTTGTGCCACTGGCTTTATCCTCTACATTCGCGCGGGTAAGAATGCCAGTTTCTTTTTTAGCTTTATGTTTTGCCCAAACGTCTTTTAATGTTTGCTCAAGCTCCGGCGCCTCCCATTTACCACGAATCAGATCGAGAATATAAGCTTTCCCATCGGCACCCTTGCCGGCAACGATGAAAACGGAATAGTCATTATGCTGCTTTGTCTTTTGCGCGGTATCGGCGTAGATTGCCTTGACTTTGATAATCGGTGGAACTTTGTATCTGCCAAACCAAGAACCCTTGATAATACCGCCCCCTTTGTTTGATGGGCGTTGCTGATAAAGCGCGTTCCATGCTTGAGAACCAACCGCTTGACGTATTTTATTTAGTCGCTCTAAATCAAATCGTTCCGGGTGTAACGGCTCGCCCTCTTTACGAAATTCTTCATCTTCTTCCGCAATCGCGGGGAATTTAACAATCCTCCACTGGTCGCCACCATTTTCAGCTTCTTTAATTAGCCTACCTGCCAAGTCGTCTTCATGCCAACGCGTCATGCCCAATAAAACACCGCTTTTAGGCGATAAACGCGTGTAAAGCGTAGTTGTGTACCAGTCCCAAATACTATCTCTAACCGTTTGCGAATTAGCCTCTTTCGCATCTTTTACCGGGTCGTCAATAATTGCAATATCCGCCCCCATACCTGTAATACCACCACCTACACCGGCTGAACGGTATGCTCCAAGATGCCCAACAATTTCAAAAATTTCACTGTTACGAAGCGGTTTGCCACTGATAGTGGCAATGTTTTTAATGTTTAACGCCGTATTGGGAAAAATGCTGTGATAAATTGGATCGTCAATAATTCGTTGTACGTCGAGATTCATGCGACTTGCTAAATCAGCAGAATAGGAACAAGCGATTATTTGTAGTTCAGGGTTTTGTCCGAACACCCACGCAGGAAAACGGCGACTAAATAACTCACTTTTCCCACTTCTTGGCGGCGCATATATCATTAATCGGGGCTGCTTGCCGTCGACGACATCTTGATAAAACTTTTGCAGCTCTTGTGCAATCAGAATATTAAAGAAACCGGTAATAAAATCAGGCTTTGTCTGCGTGGTAAAGTGCATTAATGATTTCTTGGCTTTCTCAATCCTAATCTTGTTCAGGATTTCCTTTTTCGAGTAATTTTTCAAGCTGCTCAAGTTCATTAATATCCAAACCCGATAGATTTAATTCGTTTCGTTGTTCAATATGCAAATCACCCGAAACTTCCACTTTTTCGCTAAACATGCCAAAATGCTTACCAAGCAACTCCAAAGATCTATTCACACTAGATGATTCATAAACGAATTGCGCTATATCGTCGCCCACAAGCTGACCGTCTTCCGATTTTCTTATTTCGGTCTTGATCACGGCTTTTTTACCGGAGGCGATTTCTATGTTTTCAAGCAACATTCGGATAACATCATCTTGCTTAATTTGAGTTCGCTCTGACCTTTTGTTTTGAGCTTCTGCAATAGCCTGCTGAATGTAAGGTTTGGTCAGGTTCTCGTAACCTATCTCTTTCGCAGTATCTTTGCTATACCCAGATCGAATAGCGGCTTGAGTTGCGTTTAAGTCAATGAGGTATTCCTCAATGAATTGCTTTTGCTTGTTAGTTAATTTAGATTCACCACGCCTAGACGTGGATTTAACCTCGTCTTTTTTGCTCATGGTTAATCCTTTTTAGTTGATTTGTCATATATACATTACATATCTTAAATATAATCCCGAGATTTTTTGATACCAACATTGGAATTAGATTTAAAATATGTAGCATATATGCAACAAAGGCGATCGTTATTGACCGCCTTTATTGTTTGATTAAATTTACAATCCCCAAGTAATGGCCTTGACCGCCCACATTTGTGCGTCGATGATTCGCTTTTGAGCTTCATCTAATAGCATTTCTTTATCTGCCGTTAGCGTGCCATGTTCAAAGGCTTCCGCTCTGTGCGTTTCCAAGTGATTAATAGCTTCTGCGAAACGCCGTTTACAATCATGGACATCGCCACGATTGCCAACGTTGAAATCAATACCTACTAATTTCTCACCGTGGGTTTTGTTATTTGCCATTTCGATTTTTTCGGTTTTCATCGTTTATTCCTTCTTTTTACTTTCGACTATCCACTTATTAATATTGTCAACCTGGGCTGCGCACTTATCGCGCTCGGCTGTCACTTTGACAAGCTGTAATACTGCGTCGCCGTATGTCTCGCCGGTAAAAGGCGTCTTAGCGCATGGTGCGGTATAAGCCTGAGGCGGGTAAATATATTCCGCCTTGGTTGTAACTTTACTTGTACAGCCGCTCAAGAGCAGACTGAGGGAGCTTAGTACGATAACAAGGTTGAGTTTTAATGATTGTTTTAACGGTTTCCGCATTTTCACTTGCCGCCCTTTCGATTTCTTGGTTTTTTTGTTGCTGCTCAATGACCGCTTGACGCTCTTGCTGCAATGCAATGTTTAAAGCCTTGTTAGCTTCTTCCTGGTTTTTAATGGTTTGTGCCTGCGTCTTATTCTCCGCTCTTAAGTTAGTAATGGTGTTTGATTGGCTCCACGACCACGCACCCAAGCCCAAAATAATGAAGCCTAATGAAGCCGTGATGTATCTGCTGATAAAAAGCATAATCACCCCAATAAGTTTACGTATAACGCTTTACGGTCACTTAATCCGTTAGTCCCACCGTTAATAAGTTTAGTTACAGCGACAATATCGGAGATTTTGTCCAAACCGTTTACAGACCAGTACCAAAACCCTGCTAATACGCATAAATCCATGTCACTGGATAATGATTCCGGAGTAACTCTTTCCCCAACCCAAGACTCGAAAGCCTGGTAGTTCTTCTTTCCGGTCACTTGGATTATTCCGCGCCCGCGATACTTCCAGCCGTCTCCGCTTGCTTCATCGCCATTGTTCATTCGGTTTGCGTAAACGCGATTAGCGATTGCTTCAGGCTTGCGGGCGTATTGCTGTGCGGTATGCTTGTTGAAGTATTTCGGGAATACTCTTAACAATCCGTCAGCCGAATAGTTGAGATTCTCGGCAAAGCGGGTAAAGCCTGCCGTTTCATGACCGCATTGCGCTAAAAACATTGCCTCTTTTTGCTTTGTATCTAGCCCATACTCTTCGGCGTAGGCCGCAATTGTCGGATAAATACCTTTAACCGCTTGCGGAAAAACAAGTTTGAATTTAGCTTGTGTGATAAACATTTTTGACCTCAAAATTGCGTTTATTTTAGGTTAATTTCACTTTCCGTGTGAAAAATTACATTTTTTAGCTAGCCATCAACACCAACACCAATACTTTCTGTCTCGCGACCTCCTCCCTGTTCGCCACTGTGACCATCTTTAAGTGGTGATTCGTAATCATTTTGCCGGACAAAAGATTTAATCTGATTAATGCGTTGGTTGCATATTTTGAGCTGGTCTGTCACTTTAACTGCGTAGACCGCAATATCTGATGCACTATCTCCCCTAAATGCTGGTTTGGGGCATGGTCTTAATAATTCATCTGGGATTGATACACGCACAATCTTAATTCGTTGCTTGTTGCTATTCAGATTTGAGCAAGCGGTTAATGACGTCGCCACTAATACCGCTATTGCGTACGCAACGGTTTTCCTTAATGATTTTTCTGATAGCATCTATTCTCTCCCCGTTTGCTTTACGCTCTTCCTCTTGAGCTTGCATTAGTAACTCGATTTTGTCGTTACGGTCAGACAAATTAGCTTGTAACGCGTCAATCCGTTTCATTCTCTGGTCCGCCAATACAACCATCTGATCGTATTTGTTTTGCAATGCCGATAAATTATCGTTTTGCTTGTAGATTTGTACAAAAAGCCCTAAGCACCCGATAAGTAGTAAAAATGTAAATACATTATCAAGTATTGAGCTTATTCTAAGTGCTTGCGCTTGGCTCATTTTGACTTTCTCCTTGATGTTTTCCTTTTTGGAGGCAGTTCGTCATATTCCGTTACATCTTCGTCCTTTTCATCTGCTAGTTCTTGCTTTTCTGTTTTTTTTAATTCATAGCCAGACTTCAAATCATCTACAGTTCCGCCAATCTGACGGAAAAACACTCTCAACAACCCCCACAAAGCAGGCACCCCGAAATATCCGAATGCACCTGCGATAGAGATAATCATCAAAGTATCAATCTTTTGCGACATCAAAAAAAAAGCGACTACCATGCCGCTAAATGCTCCAATAAAAAAACTTGATGCCACCATATCGATTCTAACTTTATCTCCTTCCGCCTCTGCTGTTGTAATGCACTTAACGATGCCGCCCAAACCGGAAAACAGAAAAGCGATAACCGATGTAACAACATCTATTGTCCCGTTCAGCTGCCCGTTCTGTTGCATATATTTTACCCAATAAAAAACCCGACCGTTTCCGATCAGGGCTTGTAAATAATTCCTTGTGCGTTCGCTATGCGCTAAAACCGCAACTTACACAGAATGATATACTTTCACTTGCAAGTAATCAATCACTTTTTGCAAAAGTGCGGTCGGATTTTGCGGCGTTTTATATTTCGTGGCGATTGCCCGGATAGGCTAAATCCGATTCGTTGAAGTTTCGAATCTTCGGCAGCACGCGAGAAAGATTATCATCGCGCCATGGATCAGCTTCTAAATCTTTACTCATTTTGAGCAAGATTCGGCGGGCGTGTTCCACCGTAAACGGATATTCGTTTGCTTGGCTGACAACTTCCGGCGCAATTGGTGCTTGTAGTAGTTTAAGTGGTTTTACCAACATTTTGAGCGAGCCAATCACACGCACGGAAATAAACCATAACCAGAGTAAAACGGTAATATCGTTTTCAGTCATTTCGATGGTGTAGGTTTTTGGTTTTGGCTCCGGCAAAGCAACATCAGTAATTAATTCACCCTCAAGAATTATCTTGTGAACATATTCTACTGCCTGCGGTAATTGCTCAAGGGTTAAATCTTCGATTGATTCCACATTGAAGCGCTGATGGATTAAATGGTAGGCTTCGGAATAAATTAACCCTTTCTTGCTCACCAACATATTCACGGCATTGCGTAAACCTGTGCGATCATCTACCGTGGTTTTCGCTTCGTATTTCCCCGTTTTGCGAATTGCCGGTAACACTTCTGCCGTTACCCATTTTCTAAAACGGTGTGGCACAGATCCTTTTTTCACTGCGTCACGGCAGCGGAGAATTAAAGTGTACATTCCGCTTTCGCTGATGATGTTCATTTCTTGCTTTCCGCCAAGGGTGTTACTTAAAGTTACACCCTTTTCATCTTCATCTAATGCCAATAACGCCTTACGGTTGTTATCAATGCCTATTGCATCGCAAACGTCCTTAGCAATAAACCAAGGTTCATTATTAATAGCTAAAGTGCGGATAGTGTGTGACTCGAAGTTGTATGTGGATAATTGAGATTGATTAGACATAGAAAGTCTCCTGTTTGTTATTTTCGATATTGACCCTAAATAGGGTGTCGGGCGGTTCGAAAGCCGCAAACAGACGGCTGGGATTATTCCCCTTTCGGGTATTGTATTCTCCTCCCGCCCGACATTGAGTGTTTAAAACGATTTCTAATGGCAGGAAATCATTCTAAATTTTGGACATAAAAAAACCGCTTGTCTGACGGGTGCGGATTTCCGCTGTTTGTAAGGTTTCGACACCTTGGGAAACATACTAATAAAAAACCCCCTCGGGTGTCAAGGGGCTTTTGCGATTTTAACCAATATAATGATACTTAATTTTCAGCATAGAAAACGCACCTTGTAAAAAACTGATACCACGGTTGCGCAGGCGATACATTTTAGCCGGGGAAACTGCCAGTGCGCGCGTAATATCCTTTTCGCCGAGTTGCTGCACATACAGTGCCATCGTAACCTGATATGCCGCTAAATCCACCCGATGCAATGCCATTATTGCGCCCTCAATTTTTAAACATTCATCATCGCTCAAATGTTTTAACCATGCCTTACGCGGAGCTGACGGTAAAACAGGTATGCTTGGCGTTACGCTTGGATATTCCGTGCCAATACGGTCTCTCCCCCAGCAATTGCCCCAGCGGACTAAAATTTTCTCTACACTATACTGCATTAATTGGCTCCTTCTAACGCTTTAATTTTTGCACGATATAACTTAATCATCTCTTTCAGCTCTGCTATTTCCCATTTTTTTGTTTGGTGTTGATTTTCTTCAAGCCACTCAACTTTTTCGGAGCCAATCTTATCTACCAGTCTTGGTCTATATCCGTGTATATTCCCACCGCCAACAAACAGATTGCATCTAATGCACCCGGAATGAATATTGTCTTCGTGGAATCGTAAAAATGAGCTTCTGCCTTGCGGGATGAAGTGGGAAGCCTGAAAGCTGGGTTTCCATGGCGCGCCGCAGGCAATGCAAGGTTTTCCTTTGTCTCTCAGGCGAATAAATTTGTTCACCTCCCTTTGCAATAATCTCAACCAGTGACCGCGATCAGAATCTTTTAACTTAGCCTTACGTTCCTTTAGTTTTTTCTTTTCAGCATTGCTATGCGCTTCCTGTGCGTTTTTTCGGGCTAATTCGATAGCGCATTTTGGCGAGCAAACTTTTTGTAGTGAGTTTGTGGGGATAAACTCCACCCCGCATGATTTACATTTTTTAGGCTTGAGCGATTTAACCCGCATTACGCACCTCCAACAAGTGCGGTCAATCCAAGCCCAATTCCGACCGCTACCCACATAAAACCGCCCAAAACACAAGCGACAAGGCAATAAACAAAAATCTTATTGGCGTATTTATCAGCGGCGAAAAATAGCGACCAAATCAGTAAAAATACAGGCATTAGTGATAATACAGCCAATAACGTAAAATAATTAATCTGGTTCATTGCGCACCCCATTAATTAAATTCGCATTGCCGGATTGTCTCCATTTACGCCAGTTTTCACGGTGTCTCAATAACGCTTTTGCTAATTCCGTTTTACCGTGGTCGACGTGTCCGATTATTCCGACATTCAAAACCGGCTTAGTGCGTTCAAATTTTTCTTTGCTCATCACTCCACCTTGTCTTTAGCGTATTTAATTGCGTAATATTTCTTGCCTATTTCAAGTAACTCACCATTTTTAGCTTTGTCACGGACAATATCCGCATGGATATTCACGCCAAAAATAAAACTGACAAAGCATAAAACCAAGGAAAATACACCAGTTGCACCATCAGTAACGTTTGCAATACAAAAACAACTCACAACAATTAAAATAAAAATAGTTAAAAATTTCATCTCCCGTAAAATCCCCATCTGTCGTTAAATTTAACCCCGTTCGCTACGCCCCATGCGGTAACGTACTCTATAAGACTTGCCATGCGCTTTACGCTCATTTGTGCGGTAGATTCGCGTAAATTAATCACCTCGCCCTCAAGCCCAATTGCCATTTCTGCTTTGTCTCCCGTTGCGATTCGGTGGGCGGAACAAAAAATCATCTTCCAAGTATTTATATCCCGCTTCTCTCCGCCGAACTCGCATTGATTACTAATATCGCTTAACATCGCATGGAGCTTCGCGTTTTGCTCAAGGTTGCGCGTCATCGGTTGGATTTTGACTACCAACGGTTTTTTGTCGTCCGTTGGCAGTTCCTTGATTAAATCTAAGCAATTATTTTTAATGCGTTGATCGCGCAAGAAAAAAGGTTTGTATTGACTCATAGCATCATTCCTAAAGGTGACAATCCCATAAATCCTCAAGAGGTGCGCCGCATTTAGGACATTTAAAATCATTGCTAATCATTGCCGCCACTCCAAATTTTTAAAGGTGTTGATATGAACATTGCGGATAACTTGGCTCATGCCTTTGTGAGCCGGATTAAAGATTGCAAACATATTCCCACGGCAAACATCTGTGTACTTGCCCGTTGCAGGATTTAAAAATTTCACGCGGCCACCGATGATAAATCTAATTTCCGTTGCTTTTTCAGCCACCAAAGCAAACCATTTTGTGCTTATATCAACCGGCAACAACATAGCCACTAAGCAGTTGTGATTTTCAAACAGTTCGACGGAACGTTTGATAAAACTTAACGGATCACTAAATGGCGGGTTGATGAAAATACGCTCGTTTTGTATCGGGTAAGTTAAGTAATCCATTTCAGGCGTTACATATCGCTCAAGTTTTGCGTTGTGGGGCAGTGCGGCGCCATCAATCGTGAAGCCAAATTCAGCATGAATCGGGTTAAATAGTGAAAATGATGTTGGATAGGTATCTTTGTCAAAGTCTGCCATGATTAAAATCCCTTATTCCCTTTTGAAAATCTTGTTGTTTCTTGTTTTGTTTCTTTTTTGCCGATTTGCGATCGTCTTTCTGCGTCTAATTGATCGCATTCAAACATTGCACCAAATTTCTGATCGCAATAGGCTTTACCGGTTCCACCATGGCGATTTAATCGCACGATAATTTCTGTCAAACTTGGGTCGGCGTTTTCGTTGTAAACGGATTCTTTATAAAGTCCCAACCAGTAATCACACTCTTGTTCAATTTGTCCTGTATCACGGCTGTCACTTGGCATTGGTCGTTTATCTGAGCGACTTTCAAGCCCACGATTCAGTTGAGTTAAAAGCAAAACCACACAATCCATTTCACGCGCAAGATTTTTTAATTCTTTGGTAACTTGCCCGTAAGCTAAGTCGTTACGCTCGGCTTTTTCGGCTTTCATCAGCGTTAAGTAGTCAATACCAATAAATCCAATATCTCCTCGCTCACGTTTAATTCGGCGGCATTCGCTGCGTATGTGGGACATAGAGACATTCGGAGTGTCATCAACATACAACAAGTCATCATTTACCAACTCTCCAACAGACTGCGTTACACGCGTCATTACAGTGTCTTTGTGTAAGTGGTATTTGAGATAAAACTCATCGTCATTTAACCCGGTGTCGTAAAGTGAATTTGCGTTGATGTTTGCGCGCTTAACCAACATACGCTCAAAAATCTGTTCCGCGGACATTTCTAGGCTAAACAGCAACACAGGCTTTTTCTCGTTCAAAATGCAGTTTTCCGCCATCAGGGAGTAAAATGCCGTTTTACCGCATTTAGGACGAGCACCTAACGCAACAAGGGACTGCTTAACCAACCCTTTCAACCCGATCACTTCATCAAGCGCTTTAATGCCGGTTAAGATTCCACGCACGCTTTCTGGTTGTTCTAAGCGCAATTGGTATTTATCAAGCCAATCAGTTCCCACATCACGACCACTGCGCAAGCCCTTTGATTTTCCTGTTCGGCTGTAGTCTGAAATTTCGGACATCACACAGCTAATAGCTTCGATTCGGTCTGCCGCCTTGAGGTCGTTTTGCGCCAAGATTAGCGCTTCACAATCCTGTAATTTCGCAATCGTAAAACGCTTGATTGCGTCTTCTCTCACGATTTCGGCGTAAGCGCGGATATTCGCGGCGCTTGGAGTGTTATTGGCTAATTCCGCCAAGTAAGCGAACCCGCCGATTTGTTCCAATACGCCCTTGGTGCTTAAGCGGCTTTCAACGGTCATCAGGTCGATGGGTTGATTGTTTTTAGCCAATGCTTGGATTTCGGCGAAAATGTGTTGATGCTCAAAACGATAAAAACTTTCAGGCTTAACAAAATCCAATACCACCAATGCGTCTTTGCTCAAACTTCCGAACATCAGGGCGCCAAGTACGCATTGTTCCGCGCCAAGGTTGTATGGGACGATTTTTAAATTTTCCATCACAGCGCTCCCTCGCGCACTCTCAAAACTTGTCTTGGCTTAATCGCAAAATCAAAATTTGCTCGCCAACCTCGATCGTTCTCGCCAAGGTGGTGAGGTTTTACCGCCGCAAAAAACGCCTCAAAATAATTTCTCACACACTCAATCGTTGGTTTGGATAGTTCCCCAAGAAATTTTTTAATATCGCGTTTACGGTCGTTATTGATTTTCTCCACGAACGGTAATTGCCCACCTGAATTTTCGTTAACTTGATTCCAAGCATCGGCGATCGCTTGATAATCAATTTTTTCAGCAAGGTGATTATTTTTTGATTTGCCGTTAGGCGAATCTTCCCCTTGGGGGGTAAGGGGGGTATTTGTATGTAATCTAGTGTTGTAATCTAGTGTATTAACGAATGCGACTTTCGGTTCTTCCCGAATGTCACTTTCGGGCATTCGGGAATGTTCTTTTGTCTCATTCCCTAAAGTGGCTAATAAAGCATCTAAAGCATCGAGATCGATCTTGTAATAAAGTCTATGCTCTAAACGTTTGTGAGTTTCAATTAAAACGCCTTTTTCACGTAATAATTTACGTGCGGTTTCTTGCTCTTTGCGGGACAATCCTGTTTCAAATTCAAGATCTTCTTGAGTTTTATAAACACCAAGAACAGGATCGGCTTTGTCTTGCCAATAAAAGATTTGCTCAAATAAAATCTCTGCTACGACGCCACCAAATAAACGGGCAAGATTAGGGCGGTATGCAATAGATCTTCCTGTGTTTCTCAATAGTTCTGATGGCTTCATAGTTCCAATTCCTCAATCGCTTTAGCTGTTACTCTGTCGCATTCTTCAACGGTGGCATTTGAATTTCTTAAATTACGCTTTACTTCTTCGTATTTTTCCCACCGCTCTAATTCGCTAAGCGTTTTTACATATTCGGGGTCAAATAAGTTACTCATCACGCCACCGCCTTGTTTAACATTGTTGATAATTTCGCAAGACCCTTCGCCGTTACTAATACTTGCGGGTAAATTCTTTCCGTCCCGTCAGGTTGTGTGACAGGGTGCGCTTTATGCTCTAAATAACCGCGCTGTAATTTATCTTGGTAAGCAATCCAAGCAGATCCAACGGTGCGCTTATAAATCCATCCGTGAGCAAATAAAAACTGGTTAAATGCTCTTGGTTGCATTTGTAAGTGTTTTGCCGCATTGGTGAGATTCATTGCGCCTTCTGTTGCGGTTGCTAAACGATCAAATGCCTCCGCTTTTGGGGTAAGCTCGATCACCCTTTCGGAGTACGTTGCAAGTGCGCCACGCAAGTAAACCGGGTCATTTAATAGCACCATAGGATCAGTAGATTTCGCCACTTTTTCCATCTCAATAAAATATTGTCTGGCTTGTTTTCCTTTTTCGTTGCGCTCAACCATTGATAATTCTTTTGCCATATCAATGGATATATGGATTTCTCTTGATGGTCGCCCCCCTACAGGGTTTTTCTCATTTTTGAGTAAAACTACAAAGTCTTGATTTTCAACGAATTCATATTCTGAGATTCGTCTTTGAATCCAGTCTGAAAATCTCGTTGAGACTTCCAAGAATGAATGCAATTCTCTCGCGTTTACCGTTTTAACTTCGGAATTGTTGATTTTGCTGTTGCTAATCTGAATTAGATTTGCCATAATCACCTCGTTTAACACTTTATTAATTAGCCACGGTTGCAGCCGTGGTTTTTATTTGCCCAAATATTTCTCGCGCAACCGGTCGTCAAAGCCTTTTGCCGCCAATAAAAGCAGTTCCAACTCTGATTTCTCAATTGCTACGTGAGAATTCACATCGAAAACATCAAACCCATTTGCCGCAATAAAATTAAACGCCTGATTAGCGTCTTCATTGCTGACAAAACGGCTCAACGTGGACGGCGAACATTCCATCTCGTCCGCAATCTCGCATTGTTTCTGTTTCCAGTATTTGTTCATAACCCGATCCGAAAGTGGTTTTGCGGATCTGGTGAGTTTATTGCGTGCCATTGCGATCGCCTGTTGGTAGATTAATTCCATAAATCAGGGCGCAATTCGGATTTCTTGACTTTACCTTGCGTCAATTCTTCAATCTTTGCGCAACGTTCCGCCGGAACTCTTTCACGCCACTTGGAAACTGCCCAAGGAGTAAGATTGAAATGACGAGCCATAGCCGAAATCCCACCCACGATTTTGTAAGCTTTTTCGATTGGTAGCATTTTAACCCCTCATATCTATTTAAAGTAGCATAATTCTACTACTAAAAATAGAATTGAATCAACTATTTTATTTATGTATCTTCTACCTACAGTAGAAATGGGAGTTTATATGACGACACTTGCGAGCAGACTTGCCGAACTTATGACGCAACAAAACAAGAGTATTCGTGATTTACAGGACGCTTTGGGCGTGACTTATGAAATGGCTAGGAGATATACGTTAGGAACTGCCACGCCGAGAGATGCGAAGATAGAGGCAATGGCGGTATATTTCGGCGTCAGTCCCGCTTACTTAAAGTATGGGGCGAGTGAAGAAACCGAAAAACAAGGGCAATCAACAGAAAGCATAAAATCAAATGTGAGAGAGGTAGGTGCCTTTGACTTATGGGATCGCAACACGCCACTAAATAGTGATGAATACGCCGTACCGTTTTATCAAGATATTCGCCTTGCCGCCGGGAACGGATTTGCTGATGACATTGCCGACTATAACAATTTCAAACTGCGTTTCTCCAAAGCAACCCTTAGAAAACAAGGGGTGCAGTATGAAAATGCGGTCTGCGTCGTCGCTGATGGAAACTCAATGGAGCCTGTAATCCCTGATGGAACAACGGTGGGAATTGATTTGGGCAATAAGACAATCCGAGACGGCAAGATATACGCTATCAATCACGGCGGCTTGTTGCGCATTAAACTACTCTACAATATGCCAAACGAACAAGTAAAAATCCGCAGCTATAACAGTGAAGAACACCCGGATGAGATAGCAGACATGCAAGATATATCAGTCATTGGAAAAGTTTTTTGGTATTCAGTTTTACTATAGAAACTAACACTAGATATTGTTGATCTATAATAACTAACCAAGTCCTAAGGGAAAAATATGGCGCAAAAAACAAAAACATTTTATATGCGTTTTTACTCCACTGAATGTGCCTCAGATAAAATGGCGAGTAAAAATCTAACTCAATTTTTAAGAAAATACAGCAATGGCCAACATACATATATAACACCATTAGTTGAATTTAATGATTATTCATATAGAGTAAAAGTATGTTCAGATTTAAATAATACAATATCAGGATACTTTGTTACTTACAGAAACGAATTGCTAACAAAGGGAAATATGGATACTGGAGATGAAGAACCTCTTCATTTTGCGGATAACGAAGCGATTATTGAGAAAACATATTTCATGTCATATCCCTCGCCTAGCGGTTCAGAGATTGTGATATATCAAAATTCAAGATTCGGTAGAATTCACGATCTTTCATCTTATATACTTAACTTGCTAAGAAATGAAAATCTTGATGGAGGTATGTATTTCAACCCTATTGGCAAAGATGACTTTGACTTGGAGAACATTCTGAAACAAAAACCAAGCTATGTTGAATACAAACTCGCTAAGCCTCGTTATAAGTATAAGCCTGATGAGAAAGAACCTAAATGGGAGCAGTCTCAATTTGCTTTAATGGAGGATTGTAATGCCGGAACATTCACGGCAAAATTATCTACAAAATCCGCAGCAGGACTGAACAAAAGTAAATTAAAAGAAATGGTCGAGTCTATTCTAGATAATCCACACGCAAGAAAATGCAAAATTAAACTAGAAGATATTGATGAGCCAATAGATCTTTTTTCAGATGTTTTAAAGGCGCAATTTACTGTTTCCCTAGCCGAGAATGGGACATCTGGAGAATCCTATATTTTTAATAATATTCGCACACTAAAATCGTCTTATGCTAAACTGTTGGAAAAATACATCCAATAGATACCCAATGAAAATCGAATATTATAAACCTATATCTGGAATTTTAGCGATCACAGCACATACTGTAATTTGGTATTACGATTTCTTAGAGAGGTTCAAAAAAGATGAGCTAAGAGATTTGATGAGTGATTTATTTACATCATCAATCACTCTTATTGGGTTCATCTTTGCTGTTATCGCCATATTGGTAAGCATTACAGAACATTCCCTCATTAAAAAAATGAGAGATAACGGTATGTATCAAGAAATACTCATACATTTGAAATATCTACTCATTGGATTTAGTTTTACAAGTGTATTGAGTTATGCGGGGTCGTTGTTGTCAGGTGAGTTATTAAGCTATACATTACTCATTACATCTACGGTTTTTATGTACAACCTACTCATGCTAACAACAGATATGTTTAGGCGATTAACTCTTACATTTATAAACCTAAAATAACAATCCTAGTATAACCGCCCTCAGGCGGTTTTCTTTTACCTGCAATTCCTACCGCACTTTATTTTGTTCACTGAACAAGTTCATCTGTCCAATTTTGCCCTTTCTTCTCAATTTTGTGCTAAACGCCGACTGCACTTTTTAAAATCCCACTCTCATCTACTCTTTTTTTGTGATTCAGCTCACAAATTCGGCAATTAATCAAAAATAAATTCAATCAAAAATCAAACACTTACTACTTTAAATAGAAAATATCTCTACTTTTATGCAATTTTTAGTTGCAATAATCTCTACTTTGAGTAGAATAACCACATCAAAGCAAAACACTTTGAGTCGCTCTTTAAAAATTTGAAACAGGTTATTGATGGGTATTGGCTAGCTTATCCAGTTCAGAAATTAAACTTGGACGAATAAGCGGATTAACTTCATATCGATTAGATACCCAGCCATAGGAAATGAGCTTTAGCTCTAGCAGTTTTTCAATGGCAATTTTGGTTTTGAAATCGTCTCGCCAAATTTGTTCACCTAAGCAAGAAAGTGCAAGAATTTCTTTTTCTGTGCCGGAAAGAGTAGGTAATAACTCAAGCAATTTTGCTTGCTCGGAATTTGCCTTAATTGAGCATCGGGTTTTGTTGATGAGCGATTTAATCGCATTACTGCTAAGAATCCAAATCATAGTTGCAACAAAGCCGAAAACTAACGATCCAAAATTGGCAAGCGTAAACCAATCAGGAAAGAATGCCGGGGTTTTGGCGTTGAGATACAACGTTAATTCGGTAGGAATGAACGTAAAGCCAACAAACAAGAAAACGAAGAACATGGTCATGCGATTAAAAACTACCTTGGTAAGTATGGCGTTAAGCAACTTGGCGTACTCTTCCATGATGTTCCTCTGATTAAATTGTAGTCGCAGAGAGCATTATATTCCTCGCTGTAGTCGCATACAAGAGGGCTTGAGCCTTACAAGCATAAAGAAAGGCACTCATCAGTAACCTGTTTTGAATTTTAGACAATTTGGTCTCATGCGGGATATAAATTATCGGCTGATTTAAGTCGAGTAACCCCCAAGCAGAAAACTGTGTCGCGTGTTTACAAGATAATGAAATTAAAGGTTATGACAGCCAAACCGTAGCATATCACTAAACGCCCTTTTGAGAAAGAAACCTTAGATGATTGGGCGAAACTTTCGGTAGATGTGGCAAAAGTTGCAATTTTGGCTATTCCTGTTATTCTTTATGGCAAAGATCCAATCCTCATAAAATTGCTAAACAGCATTCTGCTTTGCTTGGGGATTTATGGTGGTCTGTTCGCAGGTCGCAAATTCAGAAAAATGAAAGAGGAGGTGCAATAATGGGCTTAACATTCGGGTTAGCAGTATTTGCAGCTGTAATGATAGGTTGGGCATACTTCGCTAACCAAGCAGCAAAACACTAAATTTTCAAAATCCCACTTTACAACGTGGGATTTTTTATTTGACACCCACCGCTCAATTCAGTAAACTAACCCCACTTTCAACAGAAAGTCGGGATTGGCGTCCTGAATAACACGGCGGTTAGAAATTATAGTCGCCTAAATGGCGATTTTTTTATAGCCGAAAATCAGCAAATCAAACCCTTTAAAGGGGTACATCAATTTGATACCCCCCTTTCAAAAGTAGTCAATGATGAACTGGTTGAGGGATCGAAAGATCGCCGTTTACACCGTGTTACGGTACGCCAACCTTGATCAGTTCATCACCAGTAATTGGCGTTACTCGTGATGAAGTTTTAAAACTTAAACACAGAGACAGTCAGAATGACTACATTAACTTTTCAAAGCACAACTCTTTCGGCTATTCATCAAAACAATCAAATTTGGCTAACGGTTACAGAGATTGGAAAAGCATTAGGCTATTCAGATCCTTTTAAGTCGGTCAAAAATATCTACGACCGCCACGCCGACGAATTCACCCCACAAATGACCGCACTTATTGATATGCGGACAAATGGCGGAATCCAAAAAGTGCGCATCTTCTCCTTGCGCGGCGCACACCTCATCGGCATGTTAAGCCACACCAAAGTAGCCAAAGACTTCCGCCGCTGGGTGCTGGATATTTTAGACCGCGAAGCCCAACAGCCGAAACAACTTGCCCTGCCGCAACCGGAGAAGACATATACCGTCACGCTAACGGAATATGAACTGCAAACCGTCGCTTGGGCGTGCTTCGCATTCCGACGCAACAACAACCTGCTGCACGAGCTTTACAGCCCGCTTGCTGCCATCGGTTCAAAATTCGCCGTCGAAGCAAGAGATAATGCTGTTGAATATCGCAACACACTACGCCGCTTCAACGAAGTCGTGAAACGTATCACCGTCGACATTGAAGCAGATCCAGAAACAAACTGGCGCGTACTGAAGCATATCCGCAGCTTTAACGAAAAAATCTTCGGCAGGGTCGATACCGACATTTAAAACAACACAAAATCCGACCGCACTTTTTAAGCCTGCGGCGGATTTTCACACCTCAAATTCAGCTTTTAACTAACAAGGAAACTACTATGAAACAAATTATTACAACCGCACTTATAGCAATTATCACCGGCGTGATGATGTTATACGCCGTTGCATTAATCACTATAACCGCTCACGCAGATAACACAACAGATTATTGCGATAACGGTATGGGTCAGCAAATCTCCACCGATTGGGAGGCTAAGGCCAAAGCCGAATGGATAGCCGAATATGGAGACGCCCAGCCGAATTTAACAACCGAAAGTCTAATTTATTTAGAGAAACATACCGAACTTTTACAGGAGAAACGAAATGGCAAATAAGTATATGTTAGAAGTTTTACCAAATGACGGCGGATTTAGAGGCTTAATTATCGACACAAAAACAAAAATTGTGGAACGGCGAACGAGAATTCAAAAAACGAAAACGGATGCGTTTAATGCACTCTCCGAATTAGTAGAAGCGTTTTTAACGTCTTATCCCAAAGCTGATATTTTAGGAGTGTCGATGATAAACCAAGAAACCGCGATTAGTGCCTGCATGGTGCGCGGATTGTTTGAGGGTTAACTATGAACGGATTACAAACGGCATGGGAAAATCGACGTGAGGCTGAATATCATGCACGAATTGAAGCAGGCGAACGTTACGAAGCCGAACTTGAAGCCGAAAAAGCACGAATCGACGAACAAGCCCGCAACGGCGATGAAGTGCTGATTGACGCAATCAACAACGCAATCTCCACTAGCGACGATGATTTAAACCTCCAATGGTTAGCTATCGGCGCCGGCGCGTGGGATAAGTTAGAAACCTTACGCGATAATGCGATTGAGTTTGTGGCAAGAAAACAGTTAGAAAATAAAGTTTATTAGGAGAAGTCAATATGGCACTGAAAATTATTTCATCAGCACAACCGATCGAGGTTAAAAATATTATTGTTTGTTTATACGCTCCCCCGGGGGCAGGCAAAACCTCAACCGCATTTACAGCTTCAAGACCATTACTACTCGACTTTGATCACGGATCTTATCGCTCACAATTCCGCAAAGATACCGTGCAGGTTGATAGTTGGTCTGATGTAACAAACATTACCGAAGACGACTTAGCAACTTACGACACAATTATTGTTGATACCGTGGGGCGCGCGCTGGATATTTTAACGGCAGATATTGTTCGGCGTAATGTTAAAGGAACAACGCGCGGCGGTGGTGAGTTAACGCAACAAGGTTACGGCGCACTAAAACACGCATTCAGTTCATGGCTAACACAATTGCGCAGTTTTGGTAAAGATGTTGTTCTATTGTCTCACATGACAGAACAGCAGCAAAAAGATGAATTCGTAGAACGCTTGGATATACAAGGTAGCTCAAAAACGGAAATTTACAAAGTGGCGGATTTGATGGGGCGATTGCGCTTTGATGACACAAACAAAAGAGTTTTGGATTTTAACCCAAGCTCTACCGGGTTCGGTAAAAATCCAGTGCAATTTGACGCAATTCCGGTACCAAATTTCAAAGCCGAACCCAAATTCCTTGATGGCGTCATTAATAGGGTAAAAGACGGATTAAACAAACAATCCGCCGAAGCTGTACAGTCGCAAAAGGAATTAGATGATATTCACGCAAAATTTAGCGAGCTGATGACAATCGAGCAGTTTAATTCTGCAATCGATCCAAATATGTCGAACCTTCACAAAAAACTGCTATTGGACTATGCGCGGAAAAGCGGATTTAAATTCAACGCCGAAACAAAAGAATTTGAGGAAATTGAATCATGATCCGCATATCTGCTACACAACTTGAATCCTATCGGCGGTGGCTTGAGAACGAGGAAGCGACTATTGAAGAAATGATTGCTTATCTCGAAAAGAAAGTGATACCAAATGAAGCTATGCTTGCCGGTTCCGCCTTTCATAAGGTCTTGGAAGATTATGAAAATATGACACTAGCTTTTGTTGAGAAAGATGGCTTTAAATTCGATTTTAGCGAAATTGATACCGAAATTCACATCCCGCGAATAAAAGAATTCAAATTTGAAATCGCTAAACGCATAAATGATGAACTGGTTACATTCGTTGGCGTAGTTGATGCAATGGAAAGCGACTGTGTTTTTGATCACAAGCTCACTGCATACATTGACGCGGAAAATTACACCGACTCAATGCAGTGGCGGTGTTACTTATCTTGGCTGGGTATGAGTAAGTTTACTTATAACTTATTCCAAAAATACACCCCGGCAGCGGAACCGGATAAGTGCGTCATCAAGAGCGTTACACAGATTTCATTTTACCGCTATCCGGAGATGGAAAACGACGTGCTGCTATTAGCGACGCAGTTAGTGGATTTCATCAAGGCAAACGCTCCACATTTAATACAAATTGAGGTTAAAAATGGCTAACTTTATCAAGTTATCAACAATAAACAGCGTCATATTCATAAACATGGATTTAATTGAAGGCATGTCAAGAGACGACAGCATGACAAGTTTACATTGTTCCGGGGATGCTAATTCATATTACCGAGTGACGGAAACTCCAGAAGAAATTTTAGAAACTATGAAAGCCGCTGAATAAGTGGCTTTTTTATTAAAAATTAAGGTGGAAAAATGAAACTAAGTAAACAAGTAAAAGAAAACATATATAGCAAAATCATTAAAGCTCTTGATATTAAAAATGCGCATCAAATAGGCAAGGAGTTACAGGACGAAATAGACAAAGAGCAGCCGCGATGGTTTGTTGAATGGTACAAATCAACGCTTGAAAAAGCAACCGGACAAAAATTAAATTTTTACACCTATGTTAGCGTAACTATTGGATATTCCAGCGTTTCTTTATGGGTTGAGGTAGATTTCTTAAAAAGCAAAGGATGCAAGGCATTAATAGATAAAGCCAGATCAACTGCCGACGAAATCATTAGAGACCTAAAAAATTTAAAAGATACTATTTTGTCCGTTGATACAGACAAAGCGTTTCTAATAATTTTCCCACAGTGGGAATCGCAGCTACTGGAAAGTTTGCCGCCCCGTAAAGCGGGACTACCTGCTACTCCCGCCGATGTATCGTATCTAGACAAATACAAGCCAAAGAAATAAACAACCCTAACCAACCCCAAGCCCTCCACGTGAGGGCCTTTTTATTACTCAAAAAAGGACAATAAAATGTTGAATGAACAAGAAAAACACGCGTTTTTAAATGGCAATTACGGTATGACGCAATCGGGGGATAAGTGTAAACTGGTGTTAGTGGGCGAAACTCACCGAGATAATCCGTATTTGGTTATTATCACCAGAGGTGACGATTGGTCGTTGCAGTGGACTGACCAGGACCTATCATGTGTTGTCTCGCTTTGGCAAGACAAGCCCGAACAGTTTGATTTAGATCGGGCGCTGGGAGGCGAAGCTTTTGTGCTCGAAGGCGGAAACAAAGCTTTTTTGCTTAAAAAATTAAAAACGTTCAAATGTCATGATTTACTTGGTTATTATGAGTCCGAACCAGACTTAGAGATTGCGGCCGCATGGGCTTATAAAGGTAATTTTGACGGTAGTCGTAGAGATTTAGACATTGTCGGCATGTGGCGAGAACCCAAGCCAATTAAGGCGCCTTTACGTGAATTGCCTAAGCCAATCTACGAGATACCGGATGGTGCAGAATATTTATACTATTTGGGGTCGGGTCTAAACCAAAAGCTGCTCGTAAAAAGCGTAAGAGCCAAAGAGCATTATCACTCGGCACTAGAGCATGGCAGATATTACAAATCAAAAGACGACGTAATCCAAGTTATTGAGATGTTAACTGGTAAACGGTATCAAGAGTAACAACAGACCGCGAAAGTGCGGTTTTTTATTTTTATCAAAACAGGAGAAATTCAAATGTTAAAATATTTTATATCTTGGTTATGTTCTTTTATCTATCCACTTAACGGTGTATATCTTGAGCTATGCACTAGCCTTTCTAAGCATAGTGAAGAATGGGATTTTGATGGTTATTACCTTCAGCATAAATCAAAAGAATTAACAATTCGTGGGTTCCAATATTTCTACGAAATGGAAATATCAATTAAAAACGGTCCAAGCACAAATATACCTCTTAAATACAAATGGCGATTGTATAAAGTGATAAATGATTTCATTCAGCAGAAATCAGGTGACAAGATAAGCGAAATATTAAACCGTGATATTGATTAGATAATAAGCGCACAAATGGGCTTTATTTTTGGAGAAATTATGGAATTAATAGGCACAGATAAAGCGGCAAGAATCCTTGATATGCACCCCGTCACACTACGGGAGATGGCAAACAAAGAAGAAATACCCGCTTACAAGATCGGCAGAAAATGGAAATTTGATGTTGAAGAGCTTGAAAAATTCTTGAAAAAGGATAAAGATCACCCCGAGCAAGAGGCGGGGCATAAGGAGAATATATGTCACGTCAAATCATCTCCCTCAAGAAAAGAGGGGAAATCTGGCATTACTCGTTCACGTCGCCAAATGGTGAGCGCGTACGCCGAAGCGCTAGGACTTCAGACAAAAATCAAGCGCAGCAATTAGCCTCAAAGGAATATAACGAATGCTGGCGAGTATTTAAACTTGGTGAGCGCCCAAATTATTCCTGGCAGGAAGCCGTAGTACAATGGCTTGATGAAAAGCCAAAGCGCAAACAAGATAGAAACATGCTTTACGGGTTAGTATGGCTTGATAAATATCTTGGTGATAAAAAACTCAACGAAATTGACCGCACTTTAATAAAATTCATCCAATATGAAAAAGCGAAGGAAGGCGTTAAGGCAAGAACAATTAATGCCGTTTTGCAGCAGATAAGAGTGATATTAAGAGCGGCGGTTGAGTGGGATTGGTTGGATAAATGCCCAGCAATAAAATTCTTACCTGAACCCAAACGACGTGTACGATGGTTGACCCAACACGAAGAAATAAGGCTCATAGAAGAATTGCCGGAGCACTTAAAGCCAATTGTTCAATTTGCTATTTTGACTGGGTTAAGAATGTCGAACATCACCCAGCTAAAATGGTCGCAAATTGACTTATCCAAAAGACAGGCTTGGATAAATTCGGAACAATCAAAAACAGGTAATAGCATTGGCGTACCGTTAAACGACAAAGCTATTGAAGTGATTGTATCACAATTTGGCAAGCACAAAGAAAACGTGTTCACATATAAAGGCAAGCCGGTTCGCATTGCAAACACTAAAGCGTTCCGTGCGGCATTACAACGAGCTGGAATCAAAGACTTCCGTTTTCACGACTTGCGCCATACTTGGGCGACAAGACACATTATGTCGGGAACGCCGTTATATGTGCTGCAAGAGTTGGGCGGGTGGAGTAAATCAGACACCGTGAGAAAATATGCGCATTTATCTGTTGAGCATTTACAAAACCACGCCAACAATGTTCAACTTTTTGCCACAAAATTGGCACAAACACAAAGAGGAAAAAACCTTATCAATAACTAACTAATTGATAAAGCTATAAAATTTGGTGGAGATAATCGGGATCGAACCGACGACCTCTTGAATGCCAT